AGAATTTTATTCATGTTTTGAGGATTTTTCTTAATCTCAATAGCAGCCATTGTTGCTTTAGGATTACCTTGTGCAGCTTGTGCCATAAGGCTTTCAAACAAAACATTCTCTGCTCTCTCTGCATTAATTCTTGAATTGATTTGAGATATGTTATCTAATCCATCCATGTTTTCTTGTAATGTTTGTTTGTCGATAATGCCTTGTTGTTTTAGCTGTAGGCCTGTAATAATTTTCTGTGGTTCATCGAACCCGGCCATAACACCATAAATTCTTCTTGTCTTATACATTTCAGCAATATCAGAACCTGGTACATAAGTCTCTTTAAATGCAGTTCCATTTCTAAATCCTGCAAGAGGCTTACGCATTTTAGAATACATAATCTCATCCCACTCTAATCTCTTAGTGTCAATCTGCTCCAATGCATCTTTAAGTACAACTTGATATTCTCGTACATGTAATGATGCAGATTGGCCTAGTTCTTCTAGTCCTCTACCAGTAACGAATGCATTAGGACTTTGTCCATCATCTGATACTGGATATGCAGAACCTAGACGAAGATGTCTTTCTAGTCTATCTATCTGTTGGAACAGCTGATAGGGTAGATTGTTTGTTGGTTTAGATACCTGGCTTCCAGGTGTCAAGTAGTTAACTGACAATCGTCCTTTCTTATACTGTCCACTTTCTATCTCGCCAATGATGTTGGTTTCTGTAAACACAGCATCTTCCATTGCAATGACAGATAGAACATTTATCTTCGCCATATTAGCCATTAGTCCTATAACATGTTGGAATTGACCTTGCATTTGGTCAAAGCTAAATCTTTTTGCCACAACAAATCTTGGTCCGGATTTAAGTGGGTTAGGAATAAAGTCTAGAATAATTTGATTTTCGGGTAAGAAAATATAAGTACCTTCATCATCATAGTATTCTGCAACAACTTTACCTGTACCACTTTGGTTAGCCCATGTTTTGTCATAACTTGACATGTAAGCCATAGTGTTATATTCGGCATCAATCTCATCTAAAATAACATTCTTGTGCTTAGGATACATTTCAACTAAGGCCTTATGAGGTATGCGTTGTATAACAGCTAACTCTTTAGGTTGTTGTCCTTCTCCAAAATATCCTGGGTAACAAATGTAAGGGTCTTTGATTTCTGCATAAGGATAAGGAACACCATTAGCATCTCTCTTTTCTTTTAATACCCATACAGCAAATCCATAACCAGGTAGCCATCTACCAACTTGTGGTAATTGTAAATCTAATTTCTGTGCTTCATCATAAGAATGCACAATGCGTTCAAGTTTTTCTGCACGCTTGGTAGCTCTCTCACTATCTTTGTCATTAAAGATATCTACTTTTAAGTCAGGCGCTCTACCTAGTTTTTGTGCAAATCGTTCCATAGCGGAGTACAGTAAGTTCGGTGCAGGTATTTGGTTATAGTCCATGTCTCGCATTTGTTTACCGAGCAACGCTTTAATACCATCAGCACCACCATTCATAATGGCTCTGATTTTATCTTTCTCACTGATAACATCTGCGTGTTGACTTCTCAACTCGTATATTCTGCTGTAAATTTCTTCTGCTGTTTTCATTATCTCCAATTATCCAAATCTATGTTACTACCTTCATATCCACCAAAAGATGGCTCATATTCAAGTCCCATTGTAGCAAGTCTTTCCTTCTGAAGTCTACGAATAGTTTTCATTGGGAACCAACTAGCCATTACTAAGTCAGACTTCTGTCCAACACTTCTGCTTTTATTTTGAGCAGAACTGAAATACACCAACTGACTTTTATATAAGTTTACCTTTTCTTGGGCTTCAAAGCCAAGATATGGCAAAGAAATTAGTTGTTGTTCAAACAATGGCCTCATAGCTGTAACACCAAATATCGGGTCATGTTTGTTAGAGTAAGTCTGCGTACCTTCTAAAAATACACCATGCTTACCTGCAAAATCTCTAATAGATTGGTCTTGTCTAATTGCACGCTGAAAACCATTCTCTTCAATAACCCAGTGGGCTAGATTGTATTTCACAAACCATTCTTTCATTATCTTTAATGCTTGTGGAATACCACCACCTAGTGAGTTCTCCATATCAATCATATACAATTTGTTAGATGCCTGGTCATATCCCCATAAGAATGCAGCCTGGTATCCAACTGATGCCGGGTCAAGTCCTGCAATTAACCTAACTCCTGCAGGTACCTGCCCTATTTCTCTACTTTGGTCACGACATGCTTCTATCTCAACGCTGTCAAATAATGCCATCCCATCAGGCATTGCAACATTCAAATAGACCATCTCATAAATAGCTCTACCACCAGTAGTCTCTGCAGCAGACTTTCTACCCATTAACCATTTGTAAGTTCTTTTGTCTGCCCACAACATACAGTCTTGGTGAGCTTCATCATTCCAATCGGGTAAAGTACACCCTGTATCGTGTGCCTCTTCTACTATTGTATTCCAACTTTCATTGTCTAGTAGATGAGAATACAAATCGTCATAGTGTTGCCTGGAGCCAATAACAATTAAAGCTGTGTGTTCCTCTTTTCGAGAAGATAATGTTGTTGTCCACCAGGTTCTTGTGTTCTCTCTTGATGCAGGTTGCATTGTAGAAGAGTGGTCCTCTAAGTCATCGCCTATGATAATATCACAATCTCGTGAAAGAATTTTTCCACCCCGACCGATACCAACCATGGTAGGAGACTTAATACCGGTAACAGTACGAGTACCAACAGTAAACCCACTTTGCGACCACGCTTTTCCTGCTCTGCTAGTTGGTTTAAAACTTTTTCCAGGTGGGCAGAGTTCTTCGATAAGTTTTTCATTGTTCTCTAACTGGTCTATTACTGAAGCGACAGCATTCTTAGATATCTCTTCATTACCACCTACCCACAATATTCTAACATTAGGGTTCTTAATTATGAGCCATACAGCAAAATGAATTAGTAGGTCTGTCTTGCCATGTCGTGGAGGAGATAGTATCATCTGTTGATTTCCATGTTCTATAGCTTCAAGAATAGATTTAATCCATCTAATGTGAAACTCCGGAGTTTGGTAGGGTTCACCAGTCTCTGTTTGAAAATACCTATCTCTAAATAACTTAAAGTCAGCTAATGACTTCTCTGCCTTAGCAGGTAAAGTCCAGTTCTCTGCTTTTTCTTTAGTCTCCATATCTTCAATCCATGCAGCGTATGCATAGGATAAAGCAGCTTTTGTACAATCTAAGAGTGCAGCAGCATCTTGTTTTTTTAAATCACCTTTAAGTATTAATGGCCCTAACTCTTTTTCTACAAGAGCATCATACACAACACCTCTTCGTTTTTGTACATTAGGTTGTGCTACAGGTTTACCATCATGTTCGGGTTCATAGACTGCGCCTTGTTGTTGGGCGTAAAATTTTTTATTATGATAGGCCTTAGAACAAGTAGCAGAACAAAATTTTCTTTTAGGTGGTTTTAATACATTATGACAAGATTGTGCAAAGCATAATTTAACATTTGTCATTTATTGTATCCCTCGCACTCTTTGTTTAAACAAGTCATTTTAGACCTGTCTATATCGTAGTTTAAGTATAGGCCACACTTAGGGCATGCTACTTTCAATTAAACTTTTTTTCGTATGACCTTAGTTTTACCATTTTTGGTCCTGGCGTACTTATGTGTTTTAGTTTCCCTAATTAAAGTTCCGCTATAAGTTTTGTCGCCATACTTCCAAGTTACTCTTTTACCGGCCATGTTACTCCTACCACATTTTGCAAGACCAATATCTTGCACTTGTCTTATCCGATGCTGTATCACATTTGTGTCTAGCACGAAATGATTTTCTAGCAGCCGGGTTATCTTTTCTTATCTCCATGTTAGGGTCGCCGAACATTACTTTCTTAACTTTGTCGCCATCCTTAACATACACCTTAAACTTTTTACGACCATGTCCTGGTTCACCTTTTCCAATCCTGGAAGGTTTATTTAAAGATACAGATTTACCTTGATACTCAGCCATACTACTTCTTTTTCTTTTTACCTTTTTTCTTAGGTTTTTTCATCCCCTTAGGGTATCCGATACCTTTTGGCATATTAACTCCTTTTTGATAAGCATAACACAAAACCCCGCCGAAGCGAGGTTCTGTTCGTACAGTTGTCCAAACTGTTATGAAAAATATGAAATTCACAAAAAACACAACATCTTTTTACACCAGTACACCACATACTTTTGTTACTTAAAGATGAAAAGTTTTCTTTCTTTTCATAAATAGAAGCTATCCTCATAGCTTCACCTGGATTTTCCAGGTATACCTAATCTACTATTGTTACTGATTTAAGTAGAGAAAAAAAAAAATTTTTATGTAAAAAGTAAAGGCCCTGCTGTTGCCAGTAGGACCTAAACTTAACATACACAATAGAAAGGAGGAACTTATGAAAAACCTTTGAGGTTCCTAAGTTACCTATCTATCAGTAATAATAGCATAGTCGTAATTTATGTGGGGTATTTAATTAAGTAAGGAGGCCTACAAAAAAAATACCCCATATCAGTTTACTATATAATTTTTATGGTATAGTTGAATTACACAAACACATTAGATTGCAGACTTTTAGAACAATCTAATAGATGAGACATCAAGTAAGTGGATTAGTCTGACCATGGTAACTAGGGTAAAAGCCTATTATTCTACATATGTTATATAGCTACTATATGGAGTTATTCGGTTTGGGTTGGGAGTAGCACAGGGTAAGAACTACTTAACATCTTAAATAAGTAATAACTTGCTAGTAAAGGAACAGGGCTATATATAGTGGGTCCTGGATTAGTTAACAGCATATCTCTAGCGGTTACACTATAAATACAACAAGGGTTCACATTTAACCTCTCCCCTTTATTTATTGGTAGTTTTTACCAATTCTATTCTTCCTTTCTTTGTGGTTCTATCTACCTTTATATCTATTATGACTGGCTGTTTATACAGCTTGAAAAAGAGTACCTTAGAAATTTAAACAAATGCCCCTAGGGTGCTTGACTACTAACTTCTTTCTCCTTCCCCTTCTTCATCAATGGATGTAGCCGGCTTGTGAAATCTTTCACATATAAAAAGTCTTAGGGTGTTTGGGGTGCAAATCATCAAAGTTTTTTTAGATTTTTTAAAGTTTTTTTTTCATGTAGTAGAAACACCAATGTTTATAGGCTATTTCCCCCTATGTTTTTTCTTCATTCATTCAATGGTTGTTGACAAATAAAGATATTCCCCCTACATTTAATAATAACAAACACGATAGAGAGGCCCTTAACTTTCACCCAAATAGCTAAGGAAATGAG